TTATCTTAGCTGCTTGTGAAGATGGCTTTGTGCAAGAGTGGATACACGGTGAAGATAAAATCAAAGAACACCAAGAGTTATTTTATAAACACACTAAAGACTTTTTTGATAGAAATAATATAAATAATTAATAAAGAGTCAATAGTCGAATTAATCAAAAAGGTGATTTAATATATCCTACTTGCGACCATAACAGCTAAAGGGAAATATGAAAAAAATACTAATAGTTTTAAGTTTACTAATTTCTAGTATAGTATATGCAGACCACGAAAGTAATTACGGTGAGTACTATTTTCAACAAATACCAGCACTATGTATGAAACCAGAACTAGTAGATAACTATTTAAATCATTTTGGTTTTGAACCAGTAAACGTATCATTAGGTAGAGAAGGTATGCAAAAAGATGGTCAACCTGTATATATGGTAACTTATTATATAAACAAAGATAATACAGAAACTACAGCTACAATTGATATACCAAGTGGTGCTGAAAGATGTTTGATATTTCATACATTTGATTTAACAAAACCATTAAAGAATTAAACGTTGAAGGTATGATAATACCTGGAGAAGACGAGGGTGCAATTCCCTCCCACTCCACCATTAAAACAATGAAATTTTAGGGGTGGAACTAGGATCGATTCGCAGTTAAAACATACTGGAGTTTAATGGCTGATAACCTACTATCAAATCATAAATGCTAACAATTTAGCTATGGCTGCATAAGCAGTTAAGGGTTGCCTGTGACCTAGTAACAGAACACAGGCTTGACAATTTTAATATAAAGTGTTATAATAATATTATGAATTTAATGAATAGTAAAAAGTTTGGTCTTCTTATAGAGGACATTGTAAAAAAAAAGAAAATAACTTATATGGACGCAGTTATCAAATACTGTGAAGATAATGATATTGACTTATCATCTGTCGGTCCACTTGTAAACAAATCACTTAAAGAAAAAATAAAAGAAGAGGCACAAAAACTGAACATGGTTGAAAAATCAAGTACAGCAGTTTTACCTATATGAAGAAAAAAACATTATTGGTTAGTGGAGATAGTTATACAGAAAAAGATTATATATCTATGCAACATCCTAAACTTGAATGTAGTTGGCCTAAATGGCCTGAAATACTTGCTGAAAAATTAGATATGAATTGTATTAATTTAGCTATGAGTGGTGCAGGACAAGAATATATTTACAGTACACTAATTGATAAACTTCAAACAATTGAACCTTCAGATATAGGATTATGTATAGCAGCTTGGTCATCTGCTAATAGACGTGATTATAAAAGTAACGGAATATGGAGAACTCATATATATGGTGAAAATGAAAGACCAGCTTTATTTTATAAAGAATATATAACAGATTTAATTGATAGATCAATAATATATTTTTATACTTTTCAAAATCTATGTGAAAATTTAAAAATACCCTATAAACAAGTTGGTATGTTACCTTTATTTCAAGGCTATTATTGGCAAGAACTTATGAGGAGAAAAATAGAGGATTTTCCTGATAATCCTGAAAAACAAATACCTATAATGAATAAAAGACAACATTTAACAAATGATGAAAAAACATGGTTAAGTAAAGGTGAAATAAGATGTACCAATCATATAATAAAAAGTCCATATTACAATATGATAAATCATAACTTTATAGGTTGGCCCACAGCTCAACGATTGGATGGTTATAATATTTCAAATAAAGTGTTAGGTGATATTAATCTATTTGACGAATATAGAATATCAGAAATAGATACACACCCTAACGCAAAAGGACAAGAAGCAATAGCAAAATTTATATATGAACAGTTATGAAGCTTATACATTATATTTGGCTATTAAACTACACTTCACTTCCTCTAATTATGATTTTTACAAACACAATGCCAAAGTTAATGCAACTTTTAATACATTTTTAAAACGCAATGATAGATTTTTTTTTCATAAACTTACAACTAAATACAATAAGGAAGAAATGCTAGAATATTTTGTATGTAATTTCTTTCATAATTCAAAAACATGGATAGGAAATTTAGTTAGAGCTGATGGAGAAACAAACTATACAAAGTGGAAAAAATATAATCAATCATTTACATACAATTTTAGAAATGATTGCTTATTATTGCGTAATATCATTGATGCTGATAGGATTTCTTTTGATGATATTTTTCGTATATCTAATGGTCAACACCCGAGATTGTTACGGTTACTTCTTTCTGAACAAATCGGAGTACAAACATTCATCATCTTGGATAAGATATTATCGTTTTGTAAAAATTGGGATAAAGAAATTGCCGAAACTATTATATGGCCTGAAAAGTCATTTAAGGTTGCCAAGTTAAAACCATTTGTCAATTTCAACTTAACAAAATGTAAATTTATTATGAAAGAGGTTTTTGTATGAGTGAAGAGCGTAAACTAACCGAAGAAGAAGTAAGAGAAGAATATAGACAACACAGAAAAGATAAAGTGTTTGCTCATTGTTGGCCTGCCAATAATGATAGTTTTTATGAATGGTGTTCACAATACATAGATTACCAACATATAAAGAAACGAAGATGAATAGAGTATTTTTAATTGGCAACGGTGAAAGTAGAAAAGATTTTGATTTAAATCTTTTAAAGCCGCATGGTAAGTTATATGGTTGTAATGCCATCTATAGAGATTATCCTGAACTGATAGATGTTTTAACTTCGGTTGATGGTGGTATGATACACGAAGTATATCACTCTGGTATTGCACAAAAAATACCATGCTATTTTAGAGCATGGACTAAAGTTCCTGCAATGTTATATCAAAGTATTGTTGAGGGTATGGCTTCAATACAAGATTTAAAAGATATGAAAGAGTTTGATTTGATAAAGGCAAACGAACAAGGTGACTCACAAGAATTTGTTACACACGGTTCTACAATTGAAGGTGCTATTACAATATTAAAAAAGGCAAAAGAAGAAGGCGGCGATAGAGAACGAGTAAAAAAACATATACACAATTCCCACGTTTATGTTTCATGGATAAAACAACCTGATAAATCTTATGACATAAGAGAGTGTGAACCAGATGGTGTTGATGATGGTTGGGCGTGTGGTCCTACAACAGGTTATATTGCTACAAAATTAGAAAAACCAGATGAGATTTATATGATAGGCCATGATCTAGTATCTGATACAAACACAGTTAACAATCTGTACAAAAGCACAAAGAACTATGTTGCTTCAGAATTTGAACCAACACCATCAGGTAATTGGGAACTACAATGGAAAAGACTAATGGAGTTAAATCCTAAAATTAAGTTTTTTAAAGTAAACAAAGAATTAAACGATAGCCCTACAAACAGAAAAATAGACGTATTTACAGCACAAGAGGACATCAATTTAGAATATATTGATCAAGCACAGCTGCTTGACAGATTGAGTGCAAAGTGATATAATAGACATATGTTTGATGAAATATTATATAAAATTTTAAACAGATTTTTTACCTTTACAGAAAAGGTGAAAAAAGTTATTAATGATAAGAAAAAGAAGCATAAATAATACTATACTTACATTAATACAAATACGTACAACAATATATACAAGGAGATACATACAATGTCAAGTGCATTAGAAGCCCTAAAGAAGTCAAAGTCAAACTTTGACACACTAACTAAACAGTTAGAAAACACAATCGAACAACCAGAAAAGAAAAACAAATACCAAGACGATAGGTTATGGAAACCTGAACTTGATAAATCAGGTAATGGCTATGCCGTGCTAAGATTTTTACCAGCAATTGAAGGCGAAGATATGCCGTGGCAAAGAGTCTGGAATCATGCGTTTCAAGGACCAGGTGGTCAATGGTATATTGAAAACTCATTAACAACTTTAAACAAAAAAGATCCTGTTAGTGAAGAAAACACTAGACTATGGAATACTGGCATAGAAGCCGATAAAGAAATTGCTAGAAAAAGAAAAAGAAAGTTATCTTACTATTCAAATATTCTAGTAGTATCTGACCCAAAACATCCTGAAAACGAAGGCAAAGTATTTTTATTCAAATTTGGTAAAAAGATATTTGATAAGATTACAGAAGCAATGAACCCAGCGTTTGAAGATGAAAAGGCTGTTAACCCATTTGATTTTTGGGAAGGTGCAAACTTTAAACTAAAAATCAGAAAAGTTGATGGTTATTGGAATTATGATAAATCTGAATTTGAGCAACCAAGTAGAGTAAAACCTACTGATGAGGAGATTGACAAAATATGGAAATCTCAACATGCTCTAAAACCCTTCATTGACCCTAGTAATTTTAAATCTTATGATGAACTCAAAGAGAAACTGAATAAGACACTTACTGGACAAAGAAGTACTGAATCTGTAGAAGATATTGACCTCCCACCTGTCAGTAATGACATACCAACGTCTTCTAACAATTCAGTAGAGGAAGTTGAATCGTCCAACGATAGCGATGACCTATCGTACTTTAGTAAACTTGCTGAGGACGATTCATAATCTATCTCTCTCACTTTCTCAATTGGGTAGCCTTCGGGCTACCCACTCAATAAAAGAATAATATTACCATGGTATTAGAAACATCAAAATCATTACAAACGATTGAAGAAGAATTAAACAATAATATTGGACGTAATGTTGATAAAGATATTGCTATTGATTTATCTGTTCACAAATCATTTAAACCTTTCATTAAAAAATCATTAGAGTTGTGCCCATTTGATCATGGACCCTATGCTCACGAATATAAAAGAAGATTAAAACTTGGAGGTAAATTTTTAGGTAGAAAAGTTTTAAAAATAAAAGGTAATGGTGATGATATTGTAACCGAAGATAAAGATGGATATACAACTCAAAAACACAGAATAGTTGGTGATAATCCTGAAGCAGAATTATTAAGAGAAAAAATATCAAACCAAGGATTTAAATTAAATTTATTACCTCCAGTTTTTGCTGAAATGCCCGATGGTTATCTACACGTAGCAACGGGTAATGGAAGAATATATGCAGTTAAAAAAAATGACGTAAAAGATATAATATGTGATCTATATGATTTTTCACAAATGAAAGAAGTTGATGCTAAAGAAGCTTTTATATTACTTGGTCAGATGACAAATCCACAAGAAGATAAAGGTTGTCCGAGTACAGCTGAAGACTATGCAAATTCACTATATGAACTTTATCAAATAGGTAAAATGAATGGTGATTTAGACACTAACGAAGGATATAATGTTTTACAAGATAGTGCAGATGAAAAATTAAAATTTATGATAGGCAACTATTACTTTAAACCATCAGAATATGAAAGAGCAAAAAACATTTTTTTAGATAGACTAAAGTCTAAAAAGAAATCTAACAATATCATTCCTAGAAATTGGTCAAAAGAAGCAAATAGGCTTCGTTGGATGAAAACACAAGGTTATGTTAATACAACATATATAAAATATATAAATGTGTCAGCTTCTATTGTAACAAAGGCTTTATCTGACATTGGTGAAAAATATAAACAGTATGCTAAAAAGTTATCTAAAGATGAAAGACATAAATTACAAATATGTATTATTATAAATTCTGGTGTGTTAGAAAATAATACAATTGAAAAACAAGTTATAAAAAGAAATCAGGATTATTATAATTTTATAAAAAAATGGTTTAAGTCAATTGATAATAATTTATATTATTATAAATCAAAAAATAATAATTCTGATATAATATCTACCGAAGAAAGAATAAAACTATTAGGTGGTATGCCATATTTTAGACACAACAATGAGGGTGATGGTTTAATCACAGTTGAACAGATAGAAAAACTTAAAAGAACAAATGTTAGAAAAAAGAAAAACATTTAAAAGATTTCCAAAAATAGAACCAAGAAG